CGCACCGCACATCTCCTACTCCTAGCCACTCAAAGTCAATAGCCAGAATCTGGGTCTTAGTTACATCAATAGTGCGCCCGCTTGGTCCAGTGCCGTCTAACTTATCTCCGTTCCAGTTGGCTTGGGTAATCGTTGTATCTACAGGCGCACCGCTGGTATAAGTCCGTAACACAAAGGCTAAGGTCGTGTCGTTCTGTTGAAAAAACACCCCGTTTTGGGTATTAAAGTACCCTACCCGCTGACGCAATCCAGTTTTGCCTTGGTTCATAACAAACGTAGCTAATAGCCCAAGACCCTTGCCTGGCTGGTATGGCATGACTCGATAGGATTGGCGGACTACCTCAGAACCGCTGGAGGTTGTTGTGCTTAGCTGAACGCTAGACTCGTTAGGCAGATAGGTAGTAGACCCCCCAGTAGCCGTGCTGGTGTCAAACTGATTGTCAATAGCAAAACGATTTTGGCTGTCAAAAAGCGTATACGGAGACGCTACAACTAGACGATTAAAGGCATCTACGTTAGTAGGCGGGAAAGTGACGTAGGTTGGGTCTGTTATGGTTCCACTCATATTAATACAAGCACTTAGCTCCGCTAAATAGTTATCCAACCGATTGAAGTACAGTCGTAGGGCATACTGAAATTGGTCTTGTTGGCGTTGGTCATAGTCTGGGGTCGCTAAAGGTAGTGCGGGCGCCTTTATGTTGTATGGTGTGCAATCCATTAACGTCTTCCATCTGGTCTACCGTCTAAACGAGGACTACCTAACTGCCACTGGACATTTAAGTCTGTGGACGCAATCTCAATTGCCATCTGCCTAGCCCTAGCCCGCATGAAGATCTGCTCGGTATATACGTCCACGGAGGTCTCAATCACTGGCTGGGACTCTGTATTGGTGTAAACATTGCCAGGAAAATTCCTTGGCTTGATATACATAGTAGCCGTTGGGGTACTAGCCGTAGAGCCACTAAAGCTAATGTCAGGAATAATCCGCTTGGTCAAGATGAACTGATCCCCATCCACAAGGTCAAAGTCCGAAGATGCAATATTGGCAAGTAATGGCAGGGTGTCGTCATTAGTACCTAGCTCGTGGTTATAGAGTTTATAGTCGCCAACGGCTTGAGGGTATTCCCTAACTGGAGAATCAAGCCATGCGGTGCGGTGGATAGTGCCGTAGTACCAAATCTTTTCTAAGTGATTGTAGACCACATAAGCATCATTTACCTGACTATTAGCCGTTGGATAGAACCACCAAATCTCGTTCCAGCCTTCGTTAGTTCCAGAGACGATCTGGTCAGCTTGGGCGTAGTTTAAGTTAGTAAATACATGATTTCTCAAAGTAGACGGAAGCGTTTCAACTCGTCCAGAATACGCATAGAACTTATCTTTACCCATCCAGTAGGCTACGTTATTAACGACTGCTACGGCTCTTGGGCTAAGAATTGAGATATTGTCGGCAAGCTCTTGGATGCCAAAGACGTCCGCTGTACCTAAGAATTGCAAGGAATTAAGGGTTCCCTCGGTATAGACCAGAATCTCCTGACGGGTTGTAACGGCACAAACAATCTTAGACCCACGAGATAGCCGTATAAACCCTGCCGAGTTAGTTACTAACGGAGTCCATACATTGGGCTGGTCTTGGGTAGCCCAACGGATTAATAGGGGATCAAAAGCACCACCGCCATAAGGAGTAGCTCCAAAGGCTAGTAGGTGTTTATCGTTCTGGGAGACCAGAATTTCAGTGGTTTCTGTTGGCACATCGGCTGGCGCAACGCCATTTAAGGTAGTAGCAGACAATAAGGCTGCACGAGATGTAATACCAGCAGAACGCTCCCAGTAATAGATCGGACCATTGCGGATATTCATCACTAGGTCGTTGTCAAAGTTATTGAAGAACCAATCCCTTTGCTGTAAAACTACGGGGGTAACTGCGCCAGAACCCCAACCCACACGACTCCAAGCACCAGCACCCCAGCCGTAGCCGTAAGTATCTATGTCATAACCGACATCAATGTCGTATTCGGCTGTAACCGTAGCACCGCCTTTGCCTGTGTCTGAGCCATTAGCGTTTACCCCTACATTGATGGTGTAGGTTTTTGCACCAGTATCGACAGTCAAAATTTGATAACCAAACTCGGCATTTAGTATGGCTGCGGTAATATTCCCGCCTAGGCTGGCAGCACCTGAATAAGTCACATAGTTTCCTACCTCTGGGTTATAAGCCGTATCGGTAGAATAAGAGACTGTAAGGGTAGAAGAACCTGACGTAGCGGTAAACGGACCCGCAGCAGCCCCTAGTGTCGTGGAAGTATGTTGTAAAGGGGTAATGTCATAGACCTCAGTACCAGCCTCTAAGTAGACCTTTTTGCTAGTCCCCATCGCAAGGTAGTTATCGCTCTGAGTAGTAATCCAGTTAAACATCTGACGGCAAATACCAATAATGGTAAATGTGCCGTAGCGTAGCCAACCGCCTATTTTCTGTGGATAGCCAGAACGGAAACGAATTTTATCGCATTGAAACCAGCCACCTTCGTTGGTGTAGTTGGTCTGATCTCGGTTGACCCCTGGCTTAAATTGTAATTTTTGTAGTGGCATATTAACTTAAGAATAAGGCACGTTCATCGTTTCTGCGGGTTACTAGACCTTTCAGTACTTTACCCCCAGCCAGCGTATATTTCAAGAACTCTTCTGCCGCTTCTTCCATTTCGCCCCGAATAACCTTCTGACGGAGGGTGCTGCGCTGTAGTGTTCCCAGACCAACATTAAAGCTAAAAGATACAAGAGCATCGAATTGACCTTGAGTGAGCTTGACAGGACAGTAGCGTTCAACACCTCGCTCAAAGCGATTAAGATCGTCTCTAAGAATGTCATCTACTTCCTCCATCGAAAAGGTACGGTCATCTTTGTATTCCAATGCGTAGGCATCCCGCTCGTCTATTTTCAAAGCACCTTGCCGTGGGTAGAGTACATGACCGCAACCCACAGTCCAAAGTTTAGCTGGGCAACGGTAAGGCTTTTGTCTAATGCCTTCATGATGTTTTATCATTTTTAGACATTTGTCACTTATGCGCATGAGACCAATCTTCTCTTTTTGTTACCCACTTTTGAGCCGTAATTTTGTTAATTTTATAAAATCGTGCTACCTCTCTAAACCCGTAAAAAACACCTTCTGGTGTTGTAATTATATTTTTACACTTACTTTTTGACATTTTTCTAATAGAATCTTGTGAATGTTCTTTTCCATAAAATGGATTTTTTTCTCCATTTTTATCGTAACTCCACCCTTGATTTGTGCGCAGTTTATAGTTAATAAAAGCACTTCTATCTCCGCCTAATCCACCAATAGCTTCATTCCATCCTATTTGAAATTTTGGTCTTAATTCTTTTTCTTTGGCATAACAGTCTTCTGATGAGCCTTCAAATATGATTTCTTTAATCATATTATTCCATCCATACTTTGATATTGCGTTGCCAAAATGACTGTCTAGTTTTGAAGTAAATTTTAAATGTTCATTCATTCGTTGGTCAAAATTAAAAGTCACACCAACATAACCTTCTACAGCTATATCAGAATGGCTTTCTAAACGAATCCAATAAAGTATCATTTCTTAAATGCCTGTGTTCCAAACCAGAAGGAAACAATACTTGCCCAGATAATCTGGGTCTCGTCATCCCATAAAAGGTTTAACGCTACGTCAAATGGCACTTCTCGATGGAAAGCAAACCAAAACCCAAACAGTTCTACAAACATAAACATGATGAACATACCGTAGGTAATGGCTGGTCTTACCATAGCCCTAGAGTTCGTAACCCACTGGGAAGCACCCTTGCCAATCTCGATGTCGTGAGCATACAAAGACGCCCTTTCTTGGGCTTGGGTCTGCATCTCAATCTGTTGGGTCTTAATCTCTTCTACATGGGCTTGAGCTGCAAATCCACGCTCTGCCATCTGGAGTTCCCGTTCTGTCTGCAAACGAGCCATTTCCATCTCATGCTTCTTGTCGGATTTGTCTTGGAAAAACCCCAATAGGCTGGGTAGTCCGCCTGACAGGAACGATATAAGGGTAGTAAATAAGGTAATCATTTTTTAGCTCTTTCTTCTAAGAGTTTGACCCGCACATGGAGGTCTTGAATATCTTTGTGTAGCTCGGCTTTTAGGGTATGACGTTTTTCTGCGGATATTGGGCTATCGGTGGGTACACCCTCATTGGTAATTAGGGCTGGCATTTTGCCTTCAATCTTAGTAAGACGCTCTTGAAATGAAGAAACCTGACCGAGTAGCCACGCTATACAGGCTACAAGAATCGGAATAACCGCCTTCATAATGTCTTGCATATTCATTTTTTAGACCCCCATACCATGTAATAAGCAATCCAAGCAGCTACCAAAAAGCACCAGAACTGCACCCATTTAACCTTTGCCAACTCTGCGTCAAAGTACTTCTTGTCTTCCTTCTCAAGCCGTTCAATCTCGGTCTTGATGTCTATTAACTTCTGCCACTCTTTAGTGCCGTACTGCTTTATAAATTCCACCCTTAATTTGTACTCTTCATCGCTTATCTTTTTGCGGTGCTTGTACTCCTCAAGGGCTTTAAATATTGCCCGTTCCTTCTTTAGCTCTGCTTCTCTACGCTCACGAATCCTTGCATTTGCTTGCGCTTTTGCTACATCTACTGCTTCCTTCTGTACTTCCTCGATGTTCTTGCCAATCTCACGACCAGCTTCCCGTCCAGTTTTTATCCCTTCACTGATGCCTTTAGCACCAGCCGATAACCCCAGTTCGTCTGCCATGATTCAATTTAAAATACCTCTCCGCCAGCGGCTGGGACAGATGTTGCATGGATAGATATATGCTGCTTTAGGTTTAAAGGCGCACCGCAATCGGCACAAGTATCTGCCTCTAACTCAGATGTATCTAAGTCATACCCACACGCACCACACACGATCTCAACTTCGTGTCTAGGCTGTACTTGCCCGTCAACTAGTTGAGCTTCGTATACGGCTCTCATGCTTTGGGCCAGTTCGCTTTAATAGCGGCTAAGGCATCTACGTTAGCAACGGCAACGATAGCGGCTTCTAAGCGGTCGGCTTCGGCAACAACAGCGGCACGGTAAGTAGCAACAGCGGCTGGGATGTCAACGTTACGCTCAACCTTACGAATTACCATCCAGTCGGTCGATGCTAGGAGTGAACCAGCAGCAGCCTTAACTGCGGCAGTCTCGGTAGACTTTAAGCCTTTAGTTACTAGACGCTCGGTAGAGTCAACCATGACTGGGTTTGCTGGGTCTGAGTTGTCTAAGACTTTTACAAACATAGGATTGCCGTCTTGGTCTACTTCTTCACGGTCATTCAACAACTTCTCTGTGCCAGCGTATGTAGCCTCTACGGTGCTGTTGGTTTCATTCACACGATAGGTAGGACCAGAAACCCAGTAGTACTTATCGTCAGGGCGGGCGCCATGAATGATTTCCCAAACGCCAGCTTCTAGCTTCTCGGCAGGGGTTGAAGAACGCAGGAAAGAACCAGAATAGGTCTTAGTTCCTACGGTGAACATTACATCTAAGGGGACAATCTGTACTACCTGTCCGTTTTGTACTACTGCAAAGTTA